GTGGTTGGCGCAACCGCTCCTACGTTCGCTGACCAGTAATAGGAGCGCATCATGACGATGCAATATGACGTAAAGTCGAAACACATGTCCTCTACGGGCGTGGCGGTAAACTACCGAACACGCCTCAAGGGGGCCGTTGTGTCGGCAAACACTAGTGCGGCCACTCGTAATACCGTGTTTGCAAACAATGTGACGCAAACGGGCACTTACGGGCGGTCTACAAACACTGTGACGGTGACTATCACCAATCACGGCCTCACTTCTGGTGACCGCGTTTGGCTGGACTTTTCTGCTGGCACAGGCGGTACTGCGACAGACAACATCTATGCGGTCACGGTTTCAGATGCCAATACGTTCACGGTAACGGACTCTGCCAGTGGCACCATCACCGGGTCTCCTGCGGTGTCGATGTACGCTGACATTTTGATGGAAGCAGATTCGTACAACGCGACTGCGTTTCCTGTGGTGATTCCGGGCGAAGGAATTTTGGCCAAAGATGGCATTTTTGTTGGTTTGGTCGCAAACGTAACAACCACTTTGTTCTATGGCTAAGACCGCAGCATGGCAACGCAAGGAAGGCAAGAACCCCAAAGGCGGACTCAACGCCAAGGGGCGAGCCTCCTACAACAAGGCCAACCCCGGCAAGCCTGGGCTCAAGCCCCCACAGCCCGAGGGCGGCTCACGCCGAGACTCTTTCTGCGCCCGCATGGAAGGCATGAAGAAGAAGCTGACCGGCGAGAAGGCCAAGAAAGACCCGAACAGTCGCATCAACAAAAGCTTGAGAGCTTGGAATTGCTGACATGAGCCAAAACACAGACACCGTTAAGAACGCGCTGGACATTGTTTCGGTGGTTGCAACCATTGGCTCGTTCTTGGAATTGCTCACGCCGGTATTTGGTTTGATTGGTGCCATCTGGACGCTGATGCGTATCGCGGAGATGGTTTCCGGCAAGACGTTTGCGGAGTTGATCCGCCGAAAGAAAGCAGATGCCGAGCAAGAGTAAGGCACAGCACAACTTGATGGCGATGGTGGCTAACAACCCCGCCGCTGCCAAGCGCAAAGGAATCCCTCGGTCTGTTGGCCAAGAGTTCATGAAGGCAGACAAGGGTAAGCGGTTTGGGTCTGGTAGTCGTTCTGATTTGCAGTCGATCAACAAACCCAAAACTGATCAAGGCAAGATGGAACTTTTCTCAAGAGGTGGTGATATGAAAAGCGCGAAGAAGATGGCCAATGGTGGCATCACCAAGGCCAAAATGGGCACTGTGCGTACCGCAGCCCCCAGCAAAGACGGTCTGGCAGCCAAGGGCAAGACCAAAGGCACTATGGTCAAGATGTCTGGCAGCAAGCCGCTGGGCATGAAAAAGGGCGGCTACGCCTGCTGATTGGGGGCCACTATGGCACGTAGGTCACTGGGGAAAGTCGCCAAAGTTCTTGGCAGCTTAGGTGCGTTAGGCGCACTGGGCTATGCCCTATCTGGTACCGGGCGTACGAGGGCAATGCTTGCGCAAGACAAAGCAGACAGGCTACGCCGCCACCAAGACGACGAGCGTTACGGGCATCTTCGCATGAACCAACTTCCGACGGAAGACGAACTAATTGCTGCTCGTCGGGACGCAGTCCCTGGGCTTGTCCTTAGTGGTTCTGGCCTTCCTGTAGAAACTGAAGGTGTGGATGGCTTTGGCGCAAGTTACGTGAGGTCCGGCATGAAAAAAGGCGGCACTGCCAAAGCCAAGCCGAGAAAGATGGCCTCTGGCGGCATGGCCTCCGCCTCCAAACGCGCCGATGGTATCGCTACCAAAGGCAAAACTAAGTGCAAGATGTATTGAGGTGACCCCATGATGAACGACATGCTTGAGAAGCAGAAGAAGCAACCTAAAGGTATCCGGGGTGGCATCTACACCGAAGACTCGGGTTTGCCCCCTCCGCAAGACGTTGATGGTGGTTCTGCCCCTCCGCCCCCCAAGAAGCCCAAAAAGATGGCAAGTGGCGGGTCTGCATCGTCTCGTGCAGATGGCTGCGCCCAACGCGGTAAGACTCGCGGCAAGATGGTGTAACCATGATGGCCAGCCGTGGGATGGGGGCCATCAACCCCAGCAAAATGCCCGGGCCGAAACGCAAGGCCCGTAGGGACGATACTGACTTCACTCAGTATGCTGCTGGGGGTAAGGTCAAGTCCAAGGTCAACGAGGCTGGCGTTTACACCAAGCCGGGTATGCGCAAGTCGCTGTTTGAGTCGATCAAGTCCCGTGCGGTGCAGGGCACAGGCGCAGGCCAATGGTCAGCCCGCAAGGCGCAGCTTCTGGCCAAGCAATACAAGGCCAAGGGTGGTTTGTACAAATGAAAGACCCGCAGCAATCGCTCAAGGACTGGGGTGCCCAGAAGTGGCGCACCAAGTCCGGCAAACCGTCTTCCAAGACGGGGGAGCGATACCTGCCTGAGAATGCGATCAAGGCGCTCAGCCCCGCTGAGTATGCAGCCACAACCCGTGCCAAGCGGGCGGGCAAGAAGGCCGGGAAGCAGTTTGTGAAGCAGCCGCCCAAAGTGGCGGCAAAGACAGCAAGGTATCGGTGATGGCCACTACATCCGGCGCAAGCAGTTTTAACCTTGACCTGACCGAGTTGGTCGAGGAGGCGTTTGAACGCGCCGGTTCAGAGTTGCGCACGGGCTATGACCTCAAGACTGCTCGACGCAGTTTAAACATCATGTTCGCCGACTGGGCGAACCGTGGCATCAACCTCTGGACGATTGAGCAGGGCACGATTGACCTTGTGCCGGGGCAGAACACCTATGCCTTGCCGACCGACACGATTGATCTTCTGGAGCATGTGATCCGCACCGGGGCTAACGTGGCGGCAACTCAGGCAGACCTGACCATCACCCGGATCAGTGTTTCTACCTACGCCACGCTACCCAACAAGCTTCAGCAGGCCCGACCGATTCAGGTCTGGGTCCAGCGTTACAACGGCCAGCAAAGCCCGACCGGCCTGTCCATCAGTGGCGGTGGAATCAGTGCCACCGTCAATCAGATTACCCTCAACTCTGTGGTTGGCCTGCCTGCCACGGGGTTTATCAAGGTTGACTCTGAAATCATCAACTACGGATACATCTCAGGGAATACCCTATACAACTGCTTCCGGGGTCAGGCCGACACCACAGCCGCATCCCACTCCAACGGGGCGGCGGTTTACTGGCAGCAGCTTCCTGCTGTCACGGTCTGGCCAACGCCGGACAACGCCCAGCAGTATCAGTTCGTGTACTGGCGTCTGCGCAGGACGCAAGATGCTGGTGGCGGTGTAAACGTCATGGATGTCCCTTTCCGGTTCATCCCATGCATGGCGGCGGGCTTGTCCTATTACATCGCCGGGAAAATCCCTAGCGGTATGGAGCGGTTGCCCATGCTGAAAGCTCAGTATGACGAGGCTTGGCAGTTGGCCGCCGATGAAGATCGTGAGAAGGCCGCAATTCGGTTTGTGCCCCGCCAGCAGTTCATTGGGAGCACTTACTGATGACGACAAATAAAATACATCGAAAACCAATAGAACAAATCCCCGAGGGTTTTGGCGGTGGCGCTGGTGGCGGTGGCGGTGGCGGTGGCGCTGGGTTAGGCGCTAGTAGGATGAGTGAGACTGCTAGGCGGGTCCAGGCAATGTCCCCGCAAGAACGAGCAGCGCTGCTGGAGAACGTTGGTAAACAATTTGAAGGGGCAGTGCGCCATTTGCCAAAAAGAGTGCGAGAACGCGCTGACTCTATGTCAGCAAAAGAGCGTGCTGAGTTGGAAAACATAGGCGAACAATTTCGAGTACGACCTGAGAACAAGAAAAAAGGCGGCGTTGTTTCCGCTTCTAGACGCGCAGATGGCATTGCCAAACGCGGAAAAACGCGGGGTAAGGTGATTTAATGGGCAATAGGTTTGCCAGTGGTAAGTATGCGATTGCCCAGTGCGACCGCTGCGACCAGCGGTTCAAGCTTTCGCAACTTCGTCGTGAGGTCGTCAAAACCAAGAACTACGAACTGCTGGTGTGCCCTGAATGCTGGGACCCGGATCAGCCGCAGTTGCAGTTGGGCATGTACCCGGTGGATGACCCGCAGGGTTTGAGGAATCCTCGTCCAGACCGCAGCTACAGGCTTTCTGGGACCAGCGGATTGCAGGTTGAGGCTGGTTTCGGGCCATTGGGCACTGGGACCGTGGAAGCTGGAAGTCGCATATTTCAATGGGGATGGAACCCAGTTGGTGGTTCTTCATTTTTCACCGCAAACGAAACGCCAAACAACTTGGTGTTGGCAGTGAATTTGGGTACAGTTACGGTTGCAACGACATAAGGAGTCGATCATGATGGACGCAAAGAAGGCAGTGCATAAGCACGAAAAGGCCATGCACCCCGGCAAACCCATGACCAAGCTGCGTGCTGGTGGCAAGACCAACGCCGACATGCTCAAGATGGGGCGCAATTTGGCCAAGATTGCCAACCAGAAGTCCCCTGGCCGCAAAGGAGCCTAAGATGGCTACGTACAAACAACCTACAAAAGTAGCATCGGTTGTGGTGGGTGAAGAACCCGCCAAGACGACCATGCGCAAGGCTAATGTGGCTGTGGCCAACACCCGCAGCCAGGACTACCCTCCGATGAAAACCAGCGGCATCAAAATCCGTGGCACTGGCTGTGCAACTAAAGGTGTGATGGCTAGGGGTCCGATGGCATGAACTACGCCGCGTTGTCTGCTGCGATTCAGGATTACACCCAGAACTACGAAGATGAGTTCGTGGCAAATATTCCCGTCTTCGTCAAACAGGCGGAGCAGCGCATCTACAACACGGTTCAGTTTCCGTCCCTAAGAAAGAACGTCACGGGCTCCACGTACATCAGCAACAAGTACCTGTCATGCCCCAATGATTTTCTGTCGGTTTACTCGATGGCGGTGATTGACGCCACGGGGTCGTATGAGTACCTGCTCAACAAGGATGTGAACTTTATCCGGCAGGCGTACCCAAACCCCAATGACACGGCCATCCCCAAGTATTACGCGCTGTTTGGCCCGACCACGACTTCTGGGGAAAACCCACAGATTACCAATGAGCTGTCGTTTATTCTGGGGCCAACTCCTGATGCCATCTACAGCGTTGAGCTTCACTACTATTACTACCCTGAGTCGATCACAACGGCTTCCAGCGGGCAAACATGGTTGGGTGACAACTTTGACTCGGTGTTGCTCTATGGCTCTCTGGTTGAGGCGTACACGTTTTCAAAAGGCGAAGCCGATTTGATGGCTTTGTATGACGGTAAATACAAAGAAGCTTTGGCGCTCGCTTCCAGACTTGGTGATGGCCTTGAGAGGTCTGATTCATATCGTAGTGGCCAGTACCGACAGGCACCGTTACCACAGAACAGCGGGGTCAAGTGATGGAAGCAACCCGCAAAGCAGCGATTGCAAAGGGAGACTCCCAGTACTTCACTGGGAAGGCGTGCCAGCATGGGCATGTTGCTCCTCGTCGCGCTACTAGTGGGGAGTGCCTTGTGTGTCGTGCAGAGCGGTTGAAGGTATGGCGAATAGAAAACCCCATCAAAGTGCAGCAGCATAACAAGACGCAGTACAACCGTTTTGCGGAAAAGATCAAGGTCGCTACCAGAAAATATCACGCGAAAAATGTTGATGTCGTGAACGCAAAGAAGCGGGCGTATCAAAAAACACACCTGCATATTTACGCCAAAATAAAAGCCAAGCGACACGCTGCTGAGTTAAAGCGCACCCCCGCGTGGCTCACAGAAGACGACCATTGGTTAATGGAACAAGCCTATGAGTTGGCCGCGCTAAGAACTAAGTTGCTTGGCATTTCTTTTCAGGTAGATCATGTGCTGCCTCTACAGGGTAAACTTGTGTCGGGGCTACACGTACCTCTAAATCTGCAAGTGATTCCTGCCAAAATGAACCGCGCCAAATCCAACAGTTTTGAGGTAACAGCGTGAGTTTTACCGGCAACTATTCCTGCAACACGCTGCGGTCGGGGCTTGCCAACGGCACGATCAACTTCGCCTCGGATACGTTCTATCTGGCGCTGTACACCAACGCGGCAACGCTGGATCAAACAACCACTGCTTACACCACGACAGGTGAAGCTTCGGGTGGAGATTATGTTGCCGGTGGTTTAGTGGTGACGGCCACCGTTGCAAGCCAAGAAACGGCAAGCGGCAGCATCACCTACATCAATTTTTCGTCCCCCGCGTGGACGGGTTCTATCACCGCTCGTGGGGCGTTGATCTACACCCCTGGAGACAACGGCGCTGTGTGCGTTTTGGACTTCGGGTCTGACAAGATTTCAACCACAACTTTCACCGTCCAGATGCCTGCCAACACCAGCACATCTGCTCTCATCCGACTTGTTTAAGGGGTATCCCATGTCAAACGAAATCGTAAAATCTGTTGATACCATGAGCGCCGGTCTGGTGGCAGGCACCCGTTCTGGCGAAGAGATGGTGGCTCTAGGCCGCTTCAAAGTTCAGTGCTTTGACAAAGACGGCAACCTCAAGTGGGAAGATGAAAACCACAACCTCGTGGTAAACGTGGGCCTGCAATACATGTGCGGCACGGCCCTGACCAGCGTGGCTCAGATCACGACTTGGTACATCGGCCTGTATGGCGCTGGCGCATCCAACACCCCCGCTGCTGGTGACACGATGGCTTCCCACGCCGGATGGACTGAAGTTGTCCCGTACAGCAACGCCACCCGCCCGACCTGCACCTTTGCAACCGCAACGACGGCCAACCCGTCTGTGGCCACCAACTCCGCTTCTGTCGCGGTGTTTAACATCAATGCCACCCAAACTGTGGGCGGTGCGTTCTTGACCAGCGACAACACCAAGAGCGGCTCGACTGGTACGCTGTTCTCTGCGGCGGATTTCTCCGCCCCCGGTGACAGGGCCGTCACATCGGGCGACACACTCAATGTAACGTACACCCTGTCGTTGGCAGGTTAAAGGGGGCGTCGATGATCAAAATCGACTTTGAATTCCAAACCCCCCACGGTAAGTTTGCTGATGCTTTGCATCTGCCTGATGATCACACCTTTACGGATGCTGAGATTGAGGCGATGAAGCAGCAGCGTGTGGACAACTGGATTGCCATCGTCACTGCCCCGCCTGTTGAAACTCCGCAGGAGTAAACATGGCTGCAAGGTTCTGGGTTGGTGGTACAGGCACTTGGGACT